GGTTGGAGTAGAGGCAACAGGTGGCGTATCCCAAGATGGAGCAACAGTCGTTCCGTTAGATTTTAAATACTGACCCGATATTCCGTTTGCTAATAAAGCAGTCGTACCTGAGGCAGTTTGGTAAGGAATAGAACCACCAGCACCACCAGCGATATTTGTTGCCGTGGTGGCAGAGGTTGCTGTGGTGGCAGAAGTTGCCGTGGTGGCATTCCCATTCAAAGCACCATTAAATGTGATTGCGGTTACAGTTCCGCAGTTTGTTATATCTTGGGTATTCATATTAATGTCAGTTGCTCCTGCGGAGTTTCCATTAGCAAGGACTTGTGATAGATTCTGACTTCCAACGCCTCCGCCGAATATAGATGGGTTTTGTCCGATACCTGAAAGATTACTCATTTATATATTTACTGTATATTTTTATCTACACTTTGAATATTGTAATATTCGCACCCGTGGTGACTGGTGCAGTTCCAGTAAAGGTTGGTGTTAAATAAATAACGAAATTGTTTGGTACTGAAACGTTTGTAATAAACGATGTAGCAAAATCAAATACGGCAGTGGAGGGTAATGTTGTACCGATTAAAATGTCTTCATTACTGACAACTCCAAACGTGTCCCCATACTGCATCCTTATTCTTGTAAATGAAGTTGTGTTGTCTCCATTTAAATCAAAGTTGAGTTGAATTGCGTAATTACCCGCACCGAATGGAACTGGTGTGTTTGAAAACGTGTATTGAGTTCCTGAAACGAGAGGTGTGCTTGGTATATTGCCTCCACTATTAAATGAAGTTAGTAAACGAGACTGTCCGTCGCTAAATACTGTTGGTAGTTGTCCTATTCCGCTTAATACGCTCATTTATATATTTACTGTATATTTTTATCTACTTCAGTCAACTGGATATTGTAAAGGGTCATACACTTCTTTAATTCTTGGATTGAATATTCCCTATAGTTCGGCACTTGAGTTCGCCCGATGGACTTGTAATAATCGTCTAAAAATAGTATGAAGTCTTCCCGCTTCAACTTATCCATCAATTCTTTCTGCTTCTTCTCCATTATATTATATATTCTTTTATTTAAAGCGTTGGTTAAACTCACGCTGTAATTCTATTAAATTATCGAGCAGGTCATTCTTATCTCCCCACAGCAGTTTCATACTAAAAAGTGCAGGACTAGGGATGAGATTATCTATTCTGTATTTCTCCGTATTATTAGCGTAGTGTCGTCGGCGGTAATTCTCCCTCTTCTTTTCGTCTCCGTGGTCTATATAAGTGTGTCCTTCCTTTGCTCCGAAATTAAAAGTATAGTCTCGGTCATCTATACGGACAACTATTTTAAATCGTTTAGAAGGCAAATCTGACGGCAATAATTCCACAATTTCTATTGGCATTATATTATAATAGTATTATATATTATAATGCTTTCAAAACCACGCAAAGTTAATCAATTGAATAACGAAACTGGAGATGTAATTAATCTATTCGCAATAAGGGGCAAAAAGCGGATTATCGGTTCGGCATCTTTACGGGCAATCCAGTATGCCTCCGACTACGATGTGGAAACAATGCTAAACGGGGTCAATCCTGAAACCATCGCAAAACTGCTTCAGAAGGTATATAACGAAATAGGCAGTGATGTGTGGGTCACCGACTTCAAATGTGGACTGGACGAAAGACTGGTATATAACGGCGATTACGATGATAAATCCTTGAAAAAATACTTGAGAAATCCACTTATATCTGCTAAACAACGCAAAGATATATTGAAGGCAACTGGGGAGGACAGAATAGAAAAAGTCCGTGATTTGTATATTCTCCGCTGGAGTCATCAGGATATACAGAATGGATACAAAAAATTAATTGACGGGACGGAGTATCCTTTCTCCTCTGCGGTAATGGATAAAACCACGATGAAAATAGACCTTATTGTGAAAGTAGGCAACCAATTTGCCGAAATATCCGAAAATTACTACATCAAAGTAGGAGGTGAAACCAATTATACGAAGCAACCGACCAAAAAAGAGTTGGAGTCAGATTTAGAAGAAGACATCCAGTATTACTCCACCAAGGATAGTTTCAAAAGTCTAAAACGCCTATTCTCTCTGCTACAAATAGAAGGGGGTAAAAAGAATAAACCGAAAATGGATAAATTGGTGGAGTTCTTTAACGGACAAGTTGGATTATTAAATAAAATAAAGAACGAACTGGGTATTTTAGAAGTATTGTTGGAGCAACCTAGGAAACCGAAATGGGAGGACGTGGAAGCAAACCTGCAGTTTATAAAGGAGCAAATATCGTCTGTGTATCAAGTCCCGATGACCGAGTCAGTCTTTAAAAATATAGACGAGATTACCGAAAAAACTGCTTTATCAGATATTCGCACTTTAAAAGATTACTTCCAAAAAAAGATAAATACGGAGAGTAAGGAATATTTAAAAATAATCTAATAGTATAGAATAGAATGGCACTTAATTTTGAAGACGAAGGTTTCCAAATCGCATTATTAGAAGATGACGATATTAAAGACAAAAAGCAGTATAAGGTTCTCTGTCTCGGCGACAAGAAGAAGGTACAGTCTCCTCTAATGGAGGTTAGATTAAAAGACAAACCCAATTTACATTTTCAACCTATTCCCAGCAAACAGACTGAAAGACAAATCCGATATGTGACTGGTGCTTCAGGTTCGGGCAAGTCGTTTTGGACGAAAGAATATATTGAAGAATACCACCGCATGTATCCCAAGCGTGATGTATATATTATTTCATCTCTGTCTGACGATAAGACACTGGATAAACTCAAATATCTAAAGAGGGTTAAAATACACGAAGCAGGGTTTCTCCACGAGGCAATCACCGCAGAGGATTTTAAAGACTCGTGTGTGATATTTGACGACACGGACTGCCTCATTAACAAAAATCTTAAAATGAAAATTGACGGCATATTGAACTCGGTATTAGAGACAGGACGGCACTTTAATGTGGAGGTGGTTTATACTTCCCATTTGGCATGTAATGGGCGTGACACGAGGAGAATACTTAACGAATGTAAATCCGTCACATTATTCCCGAGCGGATTAGGTGGTAAAGCGATGAAATATTTATTAGACAATTATTTTGGTTTGGATAAGGAGCAAATCAAGAAAATTAGGAAACTACCGAGCAGATGGGTCACCATACAGAAGGGTTTTCCGATGTGTGTAATGTCCGATAAAGAATGTTATATATTGAATGTTGAAGACGATGACTAATTTAAAGACATCTTACTACATTATAATACAGATGCCGAGATTACCGACCGACTATTCAAAGACACAGATTTATAAAATCGTCTGTAAAGACACCACAATAACCTCACAATATATCGGACACACTACGCTGTGGAGATGCCGTAAAAGTAATCACAAACGGGCGTGTAATATTCCCGAAAATAAAGACTATAATGCTCCCATTTATAAAACTATTCGGGACAATGGTGGGTGGGATAATTGGGAGATGATTGAAATAGAAAAATACTCGTGTGCTGATGCTAATGAGGCGAGGGCAAGAGAGAGGCATTGGACGGAACAATTAATAGGAGGGTTAAACCACAACCGACCGATTATTACGGCAGAGGAGGCGAATATACGACGCAGGGATTATATGCGTAAATTGAGGGCGGGAGTTTAACCATCGTTTTAGTGGTAAGGGTTTTGTGGTTTTCAGTTTTGTGGACTTTGATTTTCAACAGTCCTACCATTATATGAAAAAAAAATCACCTATACCAATTATCCATTTCTATATATACTGTTGAAAACTGAAGTCCACAAAACCACAAACTACTAAACTATATAAACTAAATTAATGGTAAACCTAAAGAAACCTACGGGGTTGGTATTCTTGGGAGTTAATAGAATATTGACCTCTGCCCATTAAATCTCCGAGAGACACCATTGCCGACGATGCCCCGTCGTATTCTCCGTCCTTGTATTTTTTATAATTTAATCCTCTCTCCTCACAAAGTGCTTTCTCAACTGCCTTTAATGCCTTCTCAAATGCCTTTTCTGCCTTGGATACACCCGATTTCATACCGTAAGTTTCGGGACGGAACTCGGGGTCGTCTCTGTGTTCGTCTATCCATTCATTAGATAGTTCAGTCACTTCGTCTGCGAGTGCTTTTAATTCTTCGGGTGATTTCTTCTTGCCCCCACCTCTCATTTTAAGACCTTGTCCTTCAATAACTTCGTTGTCAAAATCAGGTTCTTCCATTGGTGCTTGAGGGGCAATCGCAAGTT